TTGTGCTTATAAATGAAACTGATTCAGTTATAACACTAGACATACATGTTGGAGGTGCAAACCACTCTCCAGGATTAGTACATCGGATTGAAAAGAAAGGTTATCTTGATGTAGCTCATATTGGTACTCATGGAGCTGTTACAATGATTAACGTAACAACAGGACATGGTACAGCTGCTCAACTTAATGAGCGTGTATACATGTATCATAAAGTTTAATTATATGGATAAGTATCGCCAGACAGCTGAGACGAAGCTGGGCAACACTAAATCATATGGTAATCATAAAATACATCCCGAAGAATTAGCGCGAAGGGCCCACACTAAGGGTCACTTTGCGGCTAGGGAACGCGATGAATTTTTTGATGAAGTATACGGCGAAGTCTTAATTGACTTTTTTATCGAGTGGCTCAAGACTGAACCACACGAAACTAAATCTCGAGAGTTCCTCTACTCTTCGGCAATGGCACTAGGAAGTGTTAAATCGAAAATGATAAACTTTGAGATGTATGGAAAAAATATTCCACACCTACAGGAGGACGACACTAATGTCAATGAGGGAAATTGATGAAGTTGCATTACTAGATAATGTAGAACTAATGATAAATACTTTACAATATGATTCAATGAGAAGTGCAGGCAAAACTAAAATGAATGCGCCAGCTCTCGTTTCATTATATAATTTAAAAGATGTTTATACTAAACTAATTTCAAAAGCTACACCAAAAAATAAGGAGGTAGTATAGATGGTAAATACCGAAGCAACAATAGACTCTACCCTTAGGGATGACTCTATAGCAGAGGTTGGTCGAACAGAAGAACAATTGCTGGCTGACATTGTACAAAATTCAGATTTTGTAGAGTCTCTACCCGATGAGCAAGTACCCGAGTTAGACCCGGAAGAATCAGAAACAGAAGACCCCGAAGTTCCTGAAGAAGCCGTAAGTGAAGAGGTTGAAGAAGAATCTGAAGAAGAAACAGAAAAAGTCGTGGATGAGGATGATGAGTCTACCCAAGAATCTGCAATTTATGCTGTTGACGATTTAGATATGAATGCTAAAGTTGTTATCAAAGTTGATGGCGAAGAGACTGAAGTATTATTTAGTGATCTTATTAAAGGTTACTCTACTGAACAACATCTTTCTAAAAAGGGTCGAGAACTTGGAGAAGCACGGAAAGGTTTAGATACGGAATACCAAACTAAAGTAGAAGAGATAAATAAATTATCACAAGCTTCTGTTTCTGTTTTGTACAACGCTGAACAAGCCCAGTCCAAAGCTTATCACGAACTTGAAGGTAAAATAGAAACTGCCAGAAAAGATGGTGATAGCTATGCAATTGGTGAACTTAAAGATGAACGCGAAGTAATTCAAAAAGAATATTGGAACGCAAGAAACCAAAGAGAAGCACTTGTTAAGGCGGTTGAAAAGCAAACGCAAGAGCAAACGCAAAAACTATGGGATGAACAATTAGATAACTTTAATAAAGCTATTCCTGATTTAATTCCTGGCTTTGATGAAACTACTGCTAAAAATATTCGTGAATTTGCAATAGAGGAAGGTATACCATCTGAACTATTAGATACTATTACCAGCCCTATCATTGTTAAGTTTGTTGATGATTATAGAAAGCTTAAACAAGGAATTACTAAAGGTACTGCAAAGCGAAAGCAAACCACTGCAACTAAGGCTCCTTTAAAGAAACAGCAATCAGCTTCTAAAAAGAAGAAGACAGCTGCTGATTCATTAAGAAGCAAAGCGTTAAGTGGAAATGCAAGCGATACAGAACAGATGGATTTCCTTAGAGGACTTGCTGAGCGCTCCTTAAATTTATAATATAATACCTTTGGAGGGTAATACTAATGGCTAGTAATCTAGGCGTAAGAGGCGTCGGCGGACCAGCAGGTCCAGCTCGCGCAACGAATAAAGATGTTTCTGAAAGGGAAGATCTTGCTAACTTTATTACGATGATCACAAGGGATGAGACTCCTTTTATGTCATCAATCGGAAAATCAAAAGCAACTGCAATTTATCACGAATGGCAGACAGATACACTGGAAGCTCCAGGATCTTCATTGATCGCTGAAGGTACAGACTGGATTGCTCCTACCGCAAATGGTAGTGGTGGTACAGGTGCTACTCCTGCAACTGGTGCTAAGTTTGCTGTGTCAGGTCCTAATAGAACCAGACTAGGAAACTATACACAGATCAATGGTAAAACTATTGCTGTGTCAGGTACAAGACGTGCAGTTGATCAGGCTGGTGTTGCAGATGAATATGCATATCAGTTAAAGAAAAGAGGTACCGAGCTACGAAGAGATGTTGAGCATGATATGATTCATTCTTTCAATACATCTGCAGCTGTTGGTTCTCAAGGTAACACTGCAAGATCTGCTGGTGGATATCAGGCTTTTATTAATAATGCATTAACTGTTAATGTATTAGGCGGATGGCAATTGCCTGCAGCTCAAGGTGATGGTACTGGAATCATAAAATCTAGTGCAGCTGCTGCTGGTCAACCTGCAAAAGGTTCTTTAGCACTTACTGATATTGATTCTGTTATGCAGAAGATATATGAAGAAGGCGGAAAAGCAACTAAGATAATGATATCACCTAAGTTGAGAAGAGACTTCTCTGACTTAATGATAAGTGATACCGGTGTTGTAAGAAATATCGATGAGAAAGGAAAGCTAAGGCAATCAGTAGATGTTTATATGTCAGACTTTGGGGATATCATGGTAGTACCTAACTACATCATGGGATTAACTAATGCTGTACAGTTTACTCAAACTAACGGTTCTACTAACTTAACTGCAACAACTGATGTTGCTAACTTTTCAGCATTGATTTATGATCCAATGTGGTTTTCTATGGCGTCACTACGTCCTATGCAAGAAGTAGATGTAGGCCAGCAAGGTGATTCAACTAAAGGAATGATGGTTGAAGAGGCTACATTAGAAGTACGTAACCCAACAGGTTGTGGTGCTATCTACGGTCTATCTTAAAGGTTAACTAACCTAAGGGGAAAGTCAAACAGGCATACGCCAACGGCTTTCCCCTTTTTTTTACAGGAGAATAATATGCCAATTAAAATAGTAGCAAAGAAAAAGAATACTAAGAAATCAGGTGTAGATGGTGCAGCTAAGACTAAAGATATGCAAGCTATTAAAGCTAAGAAAGATTTAAAATATAAACAAAATCATTCTTTTGGTGAACACTATAATAAAGAATTTCAAAAAACATTTAATAATCCACTACCAGCAAAAGTAACTAAAAATCCTATATCTAATAAAATAGCCGCAGTGGTTGGTAAAGCTCTTTCCCCAACTATAGCTATGAAAGCAGCTGCTAATAATAATAAAAATAAACAGTATAAAACTAATAGATCTAATAAAACTGAAACATTAGGTAATACTAAAAACCCATTTAAGAAAATTGAAAAAGATAGATCAGCTAGCTATAACTCAGCAGGCGGTAAGATGTCTAAATATTATAGTAAAGGCGGATCAGTTTTTACAGGGAGATAAAGATGGCAGCTAAAAAAACTAAAGCTCAGATTGAGCGTGAGCGTAAAAGCATGGCTAAAATATTTTCTACAAGTCGAGGTCAAGGTAATTCTAGTGGAAAACTAATGGATAGTATTCCCGTTCATGGTACTACTATGGTACGTACTGGACCATTATCTCAAAAGATGAAATTTGATAAACCTTACAAAATAGATATAGCAGGAAATCCAGATCTAAACAAAGATAGTTTAAGAAATAGAAAAGCAAAGCTTGTAGAAAGAAATACAAGAGGCGTAAAGAAAAAGATTATTAAAAAGAAAAAATAAATACTAGGAGGTATTAAAATGCAATATATAGAATTCGTAGCAAACGTAACAGCAAGTCCGCTAGTTACCACATACGTACCAGTAAGTAATTGCACCTTTAGAATTACAGATACGCCAGTTAGTGTCACTGGTAATTCCGGTGCCAAAATAACTGCAACTAGAAAGGTTACACATTTTTCAGCAAATGCTGCTAGTGGTGGACCAACAATTCCAGCTGCTATACTAGCCACAAATAATGGTGCAAGATTAGGTTTCTTTAATAAGAATGGACATTTTAGTCAGTTAACTGATGTAAGTGTGGGTGCTTAATATGGCTGAAGAAAATAATATGAGAGTACAAAGTTCAACTGTGGATATTAATAAAGGACTTAAAGGTGGTTTTGATTTGCAATCAGGGCAATGGGAAATTTATCAAAATATAGATCAGTATAAAGATGCAGCCAAACTAGCCAGAGATAAAGAAGAATACTTTGGTCGGACCAACAAAGGCTATAGAAAAATGGCAACGATACCAGATATTGTTGCTATTAAAATAAATCAAGATCATGGTTTAGATATACACGACAATGAATTTATGCAAGACAAAGATAAATTAAAAAAGTTAAAATCAATATTGATATATGAGTATCCCGATCTCTTAGTCAATAAATAAGGGAGGGTTATATGGCGTTAACATACAATGAACTTATAGCTTTAGTTCGTAATTGGTCTAACAAAGACGATGAAGTCGTAAGTGATGCAATTATACAAGATTGCTTAAAGTATGCAGCGGATAAATGTTATAGAACACTTAGAGTTCCTCCATTAGAAAACGTTGCAGTATATTCAAAGACATTACTTAGTGCAGCTACAACCGCTACAACTGGTCTTATACCAAGTAAAACAGAGCTACAATTACCGTATGATCTAATTGAATTTATACAAATAAAAGAATTAGATGCTGCTGGATCACCTACACGTGTGTTTAATGAAAAGGTTGATATAAGAACCTTCAATGATCCAAGTGCAGAAAAGTATTCTAGTAGCAACTATTTTGCTAGACAAAGAAATTTATTGTTTCTAACTCCTGGCTTTGGTGAATCTACTTTAGGAAATGCAGCAAACTCAATTGAGTTGTATTATTATAGAAGACTTCCAGCGCTTAACGCATTATATGCCGTTACTGTTTTAAATTATAATGCTGGATTCTTAACTACCAATGGGGCTGGCGCAAACGTTGCTTACTCAGCCTTATTATATTTTGCTGGTAATACAGGAACAAAAGCATATGCGACTGCTGCGGAAGCTCTAGCAGCCGGTGGTGTACAAACAAATGCTTACTATATAGGAACACTTGTGCCTAACTGGCTTAGAGATGAAAATGAAAGAGTTATACTTATGGGCGCTTTAGCAGAGTTGTTTTCATATGCTCAAGATGATGCTCAAGCAGCTAAATATGGTAAAATGTTTTATAATGAAATAAAAGAATTAAACGACGAAGATAGTAGTCGTAATGCTTCTGGTGGTAATCTCCAGATAAACTTTAATGGAAGAGGGTTAATATAATGACAACTGCAGCAAGACCTGGACAATTCACAGGTGCTACTGATAACTCCGCCAATGGAGGATTATTTGGAGACACCAAAATAGATGGCATACCTGACTTAGTAGGTGCAGACGTACTTGCAGCTCAAGTGGCTGCAGCAGCAGCTAAGGTAAGCGAAACAAACGCTGGAACAAGTGCAACAAGTGCTGCAGCTGATGCAGTATCAACTGCCGCAGATAGAGTAGCTACTGCTGCTGATGTTGTTTTAACCCACGCAGATGTGGTATTAACCCACGCAGATGTGGTATTAACCCACGCAGACGTGAGCTCAATAGGAGGAAGCGTTACTTCAGCAGCAAATAGTGCAACTGCAGCGGCTAGCTCACAAACAGGTGCGGCTAA